GCAATTAATCCCCGTTATTTTCATATGTCCAAACAATTTATTAAAGACTTACTCAATGTTCGTTTCGAACAAAACTTTGAACCCATCATTACAGATGGTAGATTCTCCATGGTAAATAACACCATTGCGAATGTTAATAATGCAGGTGAGAGATATCAGTGCGACTTGTCGCTAACTGGAGATTTTCAATTTGCAGGCCACTTTAAAAGAAGTGAAACTGTGTCAGGGTATACTGACTATTCTGGCTATAATCAGAAGTACATTACAGAAGATGGTGTATACGACTCATCTCTGGCAGTAGCAGAATTTGCGCGGACTAGTATTGAAAGAAGGCTCGTCAGGGAAGAAACACGGGCTGTGTTAGATCGACAAGATCAAGGTGATAGTCATGAAAGTTTTTTATACAATATGTTGATCTCTTGGCTCAAGGCACACATGTATGCTCAACAGGAAGGCAAGGATTACCTATTCTCAGTTAAGACTAAACACTATGAAGACAGCCACGTCCGAGTACCCCTTGACCGGGCGGACGCAGAACATACTTACGAGATCGAGCTTGGAGAACCGGTTGACGAAGATACAATAGTACTAGGTAACTACGCAGTGCGTGACAAAGATAATTACTGGAAACAGCCGTATGTCCTTCACTACAATGCGGGCGGTGAAGGTCAGGAAGGATTTTATCTAGCACACGTTCACGGTAGAACAAGAGTGTCAGACCTTAATTTTGACGTCAAAATCAAGGGTCTTAATACTGCTGAGCTACTCTTGGATCCAGTGAATGGTAGTAATGCAGTCCAATTAGACCTGAATAAGATCCCTTGGGACAAACCGGCCACAATCTGGTCTTGGATAATGGATTATACCAGGTTAAACCGCCTTGAGCAGGCATTTGCTGCAGCCTTAGAGGTGCTCGGTGCTATGGCGATACAACCTCAATGGAGCTCAATGGAAGCATGTGTCTGGCAAAAGGCGCCACTCGTGGTTGTGCTAGCCCAATTCAAACCGACGAGGGCTAGAATACGGAGCAATCTTGAAGGCGAGCCTTACAGACCATTTGCGGCATCGGCCGAATTTATGTTGTCTGAAGCACGCTGTGATGAAAACTATTTTATCGCATCAGCATTAACAACTTACTACATGTGGTATGGTCTATATACTTTATTACATAATGCCGGTCGCGAGTTAGATGACTGGCGTGTAGTTTTTAATTCCATGAACGATGAGCTACAAATTTTGAAGACTCCATCCATGCGGGCAGCGGCGGTGTCAGTTGCTACAGGTAAAGAGTATTCTACTTGTATGAACTACGGTTGCAGTGTCTATGTTGACACATCACCTCTCGAGTCAATATATGAGATGGCTGTCGTCCCACTAGATGGCAGCACGTTAAAGAAGGTCCCCATCAATGCGATTTTCGCTCCAGTCTCTGGTTGCTTGGTGCTCGGTACACTTGCTGGTGACTTCGACGTTGTGCAGCACCTTAAAGGCATACAGACCATATGTGGGTATAATGCGGATCTTGAATACAAAGATCTTGACGAACTGCTCCCTATAGTAAACATGTACAGATTGTTTGGCCACGATGTCCAGCTTCAGGACGTTTTGACCAAGCAAATAGTGCAACCTTGGGCGCCAAGTCGAGAATGCATAATCGAACCGTCATCAATAGACTTCGATATATTTGAAATGAAGAAGCTTCGTGTGTATGACAGCGAGCATCGTGAGAAGCGTTCTCACGTGCTGCCAAACGTCAGACAATTACTTAAAAATGGTGACACCACAATGACTATACAGCAACCAACGCTTAAAATGACCATGTTCGGGCGTAGAACCAAAGAAATCAGGGCAAGTGTGACGCGCCGGCGAAATAAGAAAGAAGTCAAGTTTTTAGTTAAAGCACCTATCACTTATAATTCTGTTGCCTTTACTGCGAGGGCTGTTGACATCAAGGAGAAGTCGGGTTTTCGAAGGAAGGAAACGGAGGTACCCCCAACCAAGCCGGAGGGAAACAAGATAGAGACTCCACCTTCACATCACGATGTAACCACAGAAGCACAATCGGGCGATGCCCTAGGTGCCGAATAGAAGGCAAGGTCACCAGGCCTGTATCTGATCACGGCGTAAATACGCTATACAAACGCCGTGCGTGTCCGAAAGTACGAAAATCTTTCGCTGCCATTGAGGGTATCATAGGAGACCGCACTGGGAGAGAATTATCCTACAGATTTAGAGAAGGCTTCGTACCCACTTCTCTACGTATAACGAAATTGGGTACTAAACTAATGACAGATTTTGGTAATGCCGAGTTGGTTTTAATTGATCGTCTTGACTTCGTAGCTTTGGAGCAGGATATTATTTACGACTATTACGGTGTCTCGGTCAGAAGTAGACTGATACCGACCAATACTGCGACTTACGTCTACTATTATGTTGACCAAGATTTGGCCCCAACAGTCTTAAACATTTTAGTCATCCTTTCTCGCCACTTCTTAGGAAACTTCGAAGGATATTATAATGACTGGTGCTCTGACGATAATGTTTACGTGAGTCTTAAGAAAGCAGATCGACCGATGTTCAATCGGATTGTGCTGAACGACCTGCCCAAACCCAAAATATCTGGGGAGCACCACATCCACTTCACGGTAGAAGAAATTATCACTTGCCTACCAGAACATAAAAAACACGTCATACAACACGTCACTCGGCTACCTCCAGATACCACTACAAGTTTTGCTGCTGGCGTACTACTGTGGTTGGCATCATTACCAGCGGATCAATTTGTACATATAATTAAATCTGATTTGTTAGACTCTGCTGACTCAAAAACATTTATGAAAGCGGCGAAGAATCTCTCTGTTCAAGCCAAGTCACTACAGAATCTGGTAAGTAGTGACCTTCGCAATTTGTTTGAGGTAGACGTGCTAGTTAACCGCAGCTTTGGGCAAGTAGATTGGGTAGGAGAAAAGAAAAATAGGTTATCACCGAATCTGACCAAATTAAGCGACAGTGAAATATATTCAGCTGCCAGGCAGTTATTCACCAAACCAGATGCTACGAGAGAAAAACCGAGGAGAATGACTTGGGAAAAGTATTGGGATTCGAGATGGCAATGGTCTGCTTCAGGCTCCATTCATAGCCAGTATGAAAAGGATCTTAAAGATGTTCCTAAAGAACGAGAACTTAAGAATAAATTTATTGCACTCTGTGTCACTGAAGACAAACCAATCACACACTACACACACAGGAATCCGGAAATACGAGCCTGGTCTTCAGTCAAGTACGAATGGGGCAAGATGAGAGCAATTTATGGTACTGACCTAACTAGTTACGTTTTAGCACATTACGCCTTTTTTAACTGCGAAGATGTGCTACCGGCTGACTTTCCGGTTGGACTCAAGGCAAGGCCTTCATTTGTTGCGGCACGAGTAGCTGCCACCCTTGAAGGTACTATTCCACTGTGTATAGATTTCGAAGATTTTAATAGTCAACACTCTAATGGTTCTATGAAAGCTGTCATCAGGGCCTACATAGATAGCTACAGTCATGACCTGGATCCAAGTCAAATTGAAGCTGCGAAGTGGACGCATGATTCGATTGACCACACGAGAGTACATGATAACATGGGCACTAAGACGACATATGATAGCAAGGGAACCCTGATGTCTGGTTGGAGGCTGACAACATTTATGAACTCAGTCCTCAATTATATATACACGATGAAAATCTTCGGCGGATCTAACAGCTTAGCTAGGACAGTGCACAATGGAGACGATGTTTTGGCAGGAGTTAAGAACTTCAAACTGTGCACCAATTCTGTCAAGGGAGCTGCCAAATATGGGATCAGGCTGCAGAGGACTAAATGTGCATTCGGAGGTATAGCAGAGTTTCTAAGAGTCGACCACATGCGTGGGACAAGTGGTCAATATCTAACGAGAAACATTGCTACTCTAGTGCACTCAAGGATTGAGTCAAAAATGGCAGTCAGTATTGTAGATGTAGTGGCAGCCATGGAAGACAGGCTCAGAGAGTTTGTTCAAAGAGGGGGAAGCAGGCTATTAGCAGCTAACTTAAGGGAAAACTATTATAATAGAGTTTCCAAACAGTTCAATCAAGAGCCGGATGACCTCTACTATATTAAAACGACTCACAGCGTGGCGGGTGGCATTTCGATAAGACCTGATGCTAATGTCAAACATCTCATAGTGCAAGATAAAGTGACCACAGAAGTCAATCTTCCCACCCATCTACCTGGCGTTAATGCTTACGCACTAACACTTAAAAAAACACTTAACCTAGACGTTAAGAATGAAATAATAATTAAAAGAATACGTCAAGCTACACTCAATGCTGTTCAGCTCGTTAGGACTCACCACTCGGTGATTCCTAACAAAGATGAGCAGCGGTACACGGTGTACAGAGCTCTTAAGGGAGCATATTCTGATGTTGCCAGCATGCCGTTATTCGGCAAGGCGATGCTTACGGGATTCATATTCGATGTTTTAACACAGTCACACCAGACTACAGCACTCAGTAGACTGCTGAACGGGTCTAAGGACCCGATCACTTTTCTAAGAGTGTTGACTTAAAGG